ACTACAACGTAGTTGTACGGTGTTTTCAAAGTGCCGTCCTCATTCTTCGCCAACGTGCCACCTACTGCGAGTTCTATTGGTGTGTCTATCCAAAGCACCGAGCCTACTTTAAGATAAGTCTCACCCTTGTTGAGCGTGATTACTTTGTCGTAGTTCTCATTAGCTCCAAAGAGTTGCAAATCGGACATACCGCTTGCAGGTGTGATAACCGCCGTTCTCTCCCTCGGTATCGAATATTCATTCTGTACCTCGGTGTAGTTCCCGTCCGTGTCCTGTCCCATTACGACTTCGACTAACTCGGCTTCGTAAAAGGTCTGTCTGTTTCTCGACATTGTACGCATTAGAAACCACCTGCTTTCGGCGTTATCCTTGTCCTTAACGCAAGCGGTAAGTCAGCACTTTCGTAAGTGCGTGTAACACCGCCCTCGGTGTGCGTGACTTCGCCCTCTGCCCCTCTCTTATTTATCAGATATGCCGCAATTTCAATCTGCACTTCCTCGTACTTTTCCGGCATTACTTCCGTGCCGTCGCCAAAAGGAAATGCGAGATTGATTACGGCTTTCTCTGCGGCTTCAAGGAATGTGTTAGCAACATTGGTACTAACATCATCATCAAGCATAGTCATTAACTTATTTAACTTTTCTGCGTCTGTCATAGCCATAGTGTTGCTAACCTTTCCTTTAAATCACTTGTCGGACTTCTTTGTGTCCTTTGTTGCCTTTTCTTCCTTCGCAGTAGAAGCGGTCTTCTCAGCCTTCTTCTTCTCTTCTTCTCTGCGTCTATACAAAAGCATACCCATACGATCACCTATCACTTAACTGTGATCTTGATAGCCTTTGAAGCGTCGTAGAGATAAGGTGCGAAATGGCTATCAGCCGTAACAACTGTTGACTTGTTGATAATGTCTCTGTCGCTCTCAACAAGAACACCACGCTTCATAAAGAGGCGAAGAGCACCAGGCTTAACAATGTAAGCGTATTCGTGAGAACTTGCCTCTTTGAGCTTGTTAGAAACGAGAACCTGACAACCCTGTACCATGCCGACAACACCCTTGATAGCAAGGTCTGCGGAAACATCGGAAGCAGGAAGCCAACCCATTGTCTTACGGAGAAGTGTGTACTGCTTGGGTGAGATAAGGATAACTCTCGGAGAACCGTCCTCAACGTCCTCGCCGAAGAGTTCGAGTGCGTCCGCAATATCGTCAAAAGCGAGTGTGCCTGCCGTACCAACGGTAGAAACCATAGGTGATGTGATAGTGTTGAGCACACCGATGAACTCGTTATCTACCTGTGAAGCGATAGAAAGTGCGAGCTGCTTTGTAGCCTCACCGATAGGATCGCCGTAGCCGGAAAGAACTGCCTCGTCTGTGATCTGTACGCCGTTGCCGATCTTGTGAATTGTAGCAGTTACAGCAGAAGCGGTGAGCTGCTTGATACCAATATCAGCACCCTCGCTTACAGTTGCGGCGTCGCCGATGTAAGTGAAAGAAGGTAAAGAGATCGTGTTACCAGGTCTGCCCTGGAGAGTTGTGTCGATTGTTGCGAGAGGTGCGAACCTCATAAGGTCAACAAGTTTCTTGTCGATCATGTCAGCCATAACCTGCGGGTTTACGAGGTTGGCAAGTAATGTAGCATTAGCGTCAAGTGCCATAGTTTTTTACTCCTTTGTTTTGTTTTATTTTGCAAGCTCGTTATAAAGCTCACGATTGGAATTATAAAGAGCGTTCCTTTCGGCATAACCCATATTGTCGAACTGCTCTTTTGTGACGGTCTTTGCTCCTTCATCAGCCTTTCCAGCAGGTGTCGGAACTGCGGCAGCCGCCTCGCCTTTAGCAATCTTCTTGACATTCTCGATTACGGCTTTCTGATTCTTAAAGACCGTAGCGTAGTCACCCTTTTCGAGTGCTTCTGCCGTTTCCTGTGCGAGTGCTTCGTCGTAGCCTGCGGAAATGAACTCTGCCCTGTTCTTGGCAATATTCTTTTCCTTCTGCAACTCTTCGTACTTTGTCTTGTACTCTGCGAGTTCTGCGTCGTGCTCGGCTTTTGC